ATGATACTGGATTTTTTCCGGCAAGGGGGCGGTGCCCCCGACGCGGCACCCGAACAAAAGGCAAGCGCGGCTGGCCGTGTGATGGCGTGGCATGGCGCGGGGCGTGTGGCCTGGAGCCCGCGCGATACCGTCAGCCTGACGCGCACCGGGTTTTCGGGAAATCCGGTGGGGTTTCGTTGTGTGAAGATGATTGCTGAGGCGGCGGCGGCGCTGCCGCTGGTGTTGCAGAATTCTGAGCAGCGCTTTGCCGTCCATCCGGTGCTGAGCCTGATCAAATGCCCCAATCCGGCGCAGGGGCGGGCGGAGCTTTTTGAGGCGCTTTTTGGCCAGCTTTTGTTGACAGGCAATGCCTATATCGAGGCGGTGGGCGCGGGGGGCATGCCGTTGGAACTGCATGTGCTGCGCTCTGACCGGATGAGCGTGGTGCCGGGGGCGGATGGCTGGCCCGTGGCCTATGAATATGCCGTGGCGGGCCGCAAGCATCGGTTCGATGTGCGCGAGGGCGTTCCTTGCGTCTGTCATATCAAGACCTTTCACCCTCAGGACGACCATTATGGGCTGTCGCCATTGCAGGCGGCGGCGCAGGCGGTGGATGTGCATAATTCGGCAAGCCGCTGGTCGAAGGCGCTTTTGGACAATGCGGCGCGCCCCTCGGGTGCGATTGTCTATAAGGGGCCGGAGGGACAGGGGGCGATGTCTGGCGATCAATATGACCGGCTGGTCAGCGAGATGGAGGCGCATCATCAGGGCGCGCGCAATGCCGGGCGGCCGATGCTGTTAGAGGGCGGGCTGGATTGGAAGCCGATGGGGTTCAGCCCATCGGACATGGAATTCCAGAAGACCAAGGAGAGCGCGGCGCGCGAGATTGCGCTGGCCTTTGGCGTGCCGCCGATGCTGCTCGGTATTCCCGGCGATGCGACATTCGCGAATTATCAGGAGGCCAACCGTGCGTTTTATCGGCTGACGGTGTTGCCTTTGGCCATGCGGGTGGCTGCGACGGTATCGGCCTGGCTGGGGCGGATGAGCGGTGAGGCGTTGGATCTTGTCCCCGATCTGGATCAGGTGCCGGCGCTGGCAGCGGAGCGTGATGCGCAATGGGCACGGGTGAGTGGGGCAGACTTTCTGAGCGATGGAGAAAAGCGCAGCCTTTTGGGCCTGCCTGCACTGGCGGTGGAGGAGGTCAATGGCTGAGCGGGGAGTGCCGCCGCCGCGCTATGGGTTCGAGGCGTTCGACTGTGCGCCGGGGCTGCGAATGGAGGCGCATGAGCGGGTTTCAGAGTTTCAGACCCGCGCGATGACCGAGCGGTTGGAGCGCACCGAGGCGGCCTTGGAGCGGCTGGAGCGGCGATTGTGGCTGGCGGTTTACGGTGTGGTGGCAGCGATCCTCGCGCAGGCGTTTCAGCCGCTTTTGGCGGTATTGCCGGGATAAGGCAGAGCGAAAGGATGAGACGGATGGACATGGATACAGGGCTGGAACGCAAATTCGCGCGTCTGGATGGGGCGGTGCTGAGCGTGAGCGAGGCCGGGCAGATCGAGGGCTACGCCAGCCTGTTCGGCGCGCCCGACCAAGGGGGCGATATTGTCGAGCGGGGGGCCTATGCGGCCTCTCTCGGGCGGCTGGCCAAGGAGGGGCGGCGCGTCAAGATGCTGTGGCAGCATGATCCGGCGCAACCGATCGGCATCTGGGATGAGGTGCGCGAGGATGCGCGGGGTCTGTGGGTCAAGGGGCGGCTTTTGGAGAGTGTCGCGCGTGCGCGTGAGGCGGCAGCGCTGATCGCGGCGGGGGCGATTGATGGCCTCAGCATTGGATACCGGACGCTGCGCGCGGTGAAGAATGACAAGGGCCAGCGGCTCTTGACGGAACTGGAGCTGTGGGAAGTGTCGCTGGTGACCTTCCCGATGCTGCCCAGTGCGCGGGTGACGGCCAAGGGCGATGCCCCCGAGGCCCAAGCCCTGCGCGAGATGGCGGCGGCGTTCGACGCGGCCCGCCGGGAGATGGCGCAGGTGTAGCGCCCGAGCGAGGACCCAAACCTGAAGGATGGAATGATGATGACCCAAGCAAAGGCTCGGGCCGGGGAAGATCTGTCTCCGGTGGCCGAGGTGAAATCCGCAGTGGCGGGGTTTCTGAGCGAATTCAGCGGCTTTCGAGCCGAAATTCACAACCGACTGCAACAGCAAGAAGAGAAAATGACCATGTTTGAACGCAAATCCATCGCGCTTGCGCGTCCGCATCTGGCGGCCAGTTCTGACGGCTCTGCGCCGCATCGCAAGGCGTTTGACGCCTATCTGCGCGGTGGCGACGATGACGGGCTGCGCGGCCTCGAATTGGAGGGCAAGGCGCTGAACACCGCCATCGCGGGGGAGGGCGGCTATCTGGTCGACCCGCAAACCGCCGAGACGATCCGCTCGGTTCTGAGGTCCACCGCGTCGATCCGGGCGGTTGCCAATGTGGTGGCGGTCGAGGCCACCAGCTTTGATGTGCTGGTGGATCACACCGATGTGGGCCATGGCTGGGCCACGGAAAGCGGCACAGTGTCCGAGAGCGATACGCCGGTGATCGACCGCATCAGTATCCCGCTACATGAGTTGAGCGCGTTGCCCAAGGCCAGCCAGCGGTTGCTGGATGACAGCGCCTTTGACGTCGAGGGCTGGCTGGCAGGGCGCATCGCCGACAAGTTCGCGCGCGCCGAGGCGGCGGCGTTCGTTGCGGGCGATGGGGTGGACAAGCCGCGCGGGTTCCTGACGCATCCGAATGTGGACAATGATGTCTGGGTCTGGGGCAATCTTGGCTATGTGCCCACCGGTGTTGCGGGCGCGATTTCGGGGCCTGATCCGATTGTTGATCTGGTCTATGCCTTGGGCGCGCAGTACCGGGCGAACGGCACCTTCGTGATGAATTCCAAAACCGCAGGCACCATTCGCAAGATGAAGGATGCCGATGGGCGGTTTCTGTGGTCGGACGGTCTGGCCGCCGGAGAACCTGCGCGGCTGATGGGTTACCCGGTGCTGATCGCCGAGGATATGCCCGATATCGCGACCGGGGCCAATGCTATCGCCTTTGGGGATTTCCATGCCGGTTACACGGTGGCCGAGCGCCCGGATTTGCGGGTGTTGCGTGATCCCTACAGCGCCAAGCCGCATGTCCTGTTCTACGCGACCAAGCGAGTGGGCGGCGATGTGTCCGATTTCAAGGCGATCAAGCTTTTGAAGTTTGCCGTTTCCTGAGGACGCGGCGACGGGGCGGGGGTGATCCCCTCGCCCCGGGGCGCGTGCTGTTCGGGCGAGGCGTTGTCCAACTGTCCCCTCCGTCCGTGCAACGCGGAATGGCGCGCGCCTGAACCACCGGAGGGGTCCGGGATAAATGGAGTAGGTCCATGATGTTAATCGAAGAAACTGCGGTGCCCCTGGCCGCGCTGCCGCTGGCGGAGTTCAAGGCGCATCTGCGGTTGGGCACGGGCTTTGCCGATGACGATATCCAGGACCCGGTTCTGGAAAGTTTTCTGCGTGCGTCGCTGGCGGCCATCGAGGGGCGCACCGGTAAGGTCTTGCTGGAGCGCGAATTTTCTTGGGCGGTGCATCACTGGAGGGATGCGACAGGCCAGGCCTTGCCGGTGGCACCCGTGCGGGCGCTGCTGAGCCTTGGGTTGCGCAACCGGGCGGATGAGGTCGAGGTGATTGACCCCGCGCATTACCGGCTGGAGCAGGATGTGCATCGGCCTGTGCTGCGGCCTGTGGGCACGTTCCTGCCCGTGATTGTGCGCGGAGGTGTTGCAGAGGTTCGGTTTCGCGCGGGCTTTGGCGTGGGTTGGGGGGATTTGCCCGCAGATCTGGCGCAAGCCGTGTTGATGCTGGCGGCGCATTATTACGAGTACCGGCATGACCTGAGCCTGAGCAGCGGGTGCATGCCCTTTGGTGTGGCCAGCCTGATCGAGCGCTATCGCACGGTGCGGCTGTTGGGCGGGGGTGCCCGGTGATGGCGCGCCCGAGGCTGAACCGGCCCCTCGTGCTGGAGGCGGCGGTGCGTCTGTCCGACGGGGCGGGGGGTGTCACGGAAGTCTGGGAGGTGCGCGGCACGCTTTGGGCTGAGGTTGCCGCGCGCACGGCCCGAGAGGCGGAGGGGGGCGGCGCGGCTGTGGCGCGCGCCGCCTATCGGATCACGGTGCGCGCTGCACCGCAGGGGGCAGCGTCGCGACCAGAGGCCGGAAACCGATTGCGCGATGGTGCGCGCGAATTCGCAATCCTGTCGGTCACAGAGGCGGATATGGGCGGGCGATACCTGTCTCTCTGGGCGCAAGAGGAGGTGGTGCCATGAGCTATGCGATGGCGGCAGGATTACAGGCGGCGGTGTATCACAGGCTGGTGCAGGATGTGGCATTAAGCGCGCTGGTGGGCGGTGCGATTCATGATGCGCTGCCGCCGGGCCGGGTGCCGCCGCTCTATGTGATGCTTGGCCCTGAGGAGGTTCGCGCACGTGGCGATGGCAGCGCTGGCGGGGCTTGGCACCGCTTCACCGTCACCGTTGTCAGCGAGAGTGGCGGGTTTCAAGAGGCCAAGGCCGTGGCGGGTGCTGTCAGCGATGCGCTGCTGGATGCTGACTTAACGCTGACCCGCGGGCGGGTGAGCGGCCTTAATTTCCTGCGTGCCCGCGCCCGGCGCGAAACGGCTGGGCAGGCGCGGCGGATCGAGCTGACCTTTCAGGCGCGCGTGGATGATGGCGCTTAACCTTTAAACTCTGGAGTGACGACAATGGCTGTACAGAATGGCAAGGATCTGCTGGTCAAGATTGACCTCAATGGCAGCGGCAACTTTCAGACGGTGGCGGGGCTACGGGCCACGCGCGTGAGTTTCAACGCCGAGAGCGTGGATGTGACCAGCCTTGAGTCGGCGGGCGGGTGGCGCGAATTGCTGGCGGGGGCGGGTGTTAAATCTGCAAGCATCAGCGGATCGGGTATTTTCCGCGATGCGACAAGCGATGCGCGGGCGCGGCAGATCTTCTTTGATGGGGAAATGCCGGATTTTCAGGTGGTGATCCCGGATTTTGGCACCATCGAGGGGCCCTTCCAAGTGACGGCGATCGAATATGGCGGCACCCATGATGGTGAGGCGACATATGAGTTGGCGCTCGCCTCGGCGGGGCAACTGACCTTTACGGTGCTGTGATCCGATGGCCAACCCTTGGGCAGGCGAGGTGGCGTTGGTGATCGGCGGAGAGCGGCAGGTGATGCGCCTTACGCTGGGCGCGCTGGCCGAGTTGGAGGCGGGGTTGGCGAGCGGTTCGCTTGTCGATCTGGTGGCGCGGTTCGAAGGGGGCGCGTTTTCCACCCGCGATGTGCTTGCACTGATCGTGGCGGGGCTGCGTGGCGGTGGCTGGCGCGGATCGGCGGCGGATTTGCTGAGTGCCGACATCGAAGGCGGGCCGTTGGCGGCGGCGCGGGCGGCGGCAGAGCTTTTGGCGCGGGCCTTTGCCTTGCCAGAGGGGGCCGCATGAGCGGGCGGTTTGACTGGCCTGCGTTGATGCGCGCGGGGCTTCAGGGATTGGGCCTTAAACCAGCCGAGTTCTGGGCGCTGACGCCGGTCGAATTGCGCCTGATGCTGGGGGAGCGGCAGGGCGTGACCCCGATGGCGCGCGCTGGATTGGAGGCGCTCTTGCGCGCCTTTCCCGATGGAAAAGGAGAGATGAGCGATGGATGAGTTGGAGGCGCAGATTGCCGCCCTTGATGATGCAATGGGGCAGACGACCAGTATGGCGGCGGCCTTTGGCGCAGAACTGGCGCGGGTGCGGGGCGGCTTTGCCGGCGCCGAACAGGATGTGCAATCGCTGGAGCGGGGGTTGAGCCGGGGCCTGCGTGGGGCCATCCGGGGGGCTGTGGTTGATGGCGACGGCCTGTCGGACAGTTTGCGGCGGTTGGCCACGATCATGGTCAATACCGCATTCAACGACGCTGCACGTCCGGTGACGGATCAAATTGGTGGCCTGATTTCGCAGGGGATCGGCAGCTTGGTGGGGGGGCTATTCCCCTTTGCCAACGGGGCGTCGTTTTCGCAGGGGCGGGTGCAGCCCTTTGCCAATGGTGGCGTCGTGAATGGTCCGGTCATGTTTCCGATGCGGGGTGGCACCGGATTGATGGGCGAGGCTGGACCAGAGGCGATCATGCCGCTCAGTCGTGGCCCGGATGGGCGTTTGGGCGTGCGCGCGCAGGGCGGCGGGTCGGTAAGCGTGGTGATGAATATCCAGACCCCCGATGCCGAGGGGTTTCGCCGCTCGCAAGGGCAGATCGCGGCGCAATTGGGCCGCGTGATCGGGCGCGGCGGGCGCAATCGCTGAAAGGGAGTAGGACATGGGATTTCACGAGGTCAGATTTCCGGCAAGCCTGAGTTTCGGCTCGCTTGGCGGGCCGGAGCGGTTGACGGATATCGTCACGCTCGCCAACGGGTTCGAGGAGCGCAACACGCCTTGGGCGCAGGCGCGCAGACGCTATGATGCGGGTGTGGCGCTTCGGTCTCTGGACGATATCGAGGCGTTGATCGCGTTTTTCGAGGCGCGGCGCGGGCAGCTTTTTGGCTTTCGCTGGAAGGATTGGACTGATTTCAAATCGGGCCGGGCCAAGGCTGCGCCGGATTACCGGGATCAGGAAATTGGCGTTGGCGATGATGCGACTGTCGCCTTTCCGCTGGTCAAGTCCTATCGGTCAGGGGATCAGATCGTGCTGCGGCCAATTGTGAAGCCAGTCACGGGCACGGTGCGCCTGGGTCTTGATAATGTCGAGATGCAGGACGGCGTGCATTACACAGTTGATACCGCCACCGGGATTGTCACCTTTTCCGAGCCGCCCAATCGCGGCGTGCCGATCACGGCGGGATATGAATTTGATGTGCCTGTGCGGTTTGATACAGACCGCATTCAAACCAGCCTTGCCAGTTTTCAGGCGGGCGAGGTGCCCAATGTGCCGGTGGTGGAGATCCGAGTATGACGGGTCTGTTGGAGCATCTTGGCACAGGTGTGACCACCACCTGCCGCGCTTGGGCGCTGACGCGGCGTGACGGGGTGGTGATGGGGTTCACCGATCACGACCGGCTGTTGGCCTTTGAGGGAATTGCGTTTCGCCCCGACACCGGGTTGAGCGCCTTGGCCTTGCAGCAGACGACGGGGTTGTCGGTGGACAATACCGAAGCCTTGGGCGCGCTGAACGATGCCGCCATCCGTGAGGCGGATATCGAGGCGGGGCGCTACGACGGCGCGGAACTGCGCGCGTGGCTTGTGAACTGGCAGGATGTGGCGGCGCGGCGCCTGCTCTTTCGCGGCAGCATTGGCGAGTTGCGGCGTGCGGGCGGGGCGTTTGAGGCCGAGCTGCGCGGGCTGACCGACGCGCTCAACGTTCCCTTGGGGCGGGTCTATCAAAAGGCGTGCAGCGCCGTTCTGGGGGATCGCGATTGTCGCTTTGATCTGGATACGCCGGGGTATGTTTTAGAGCGGCCCGCCGAGGAGGTGGAGGAGAACCGCGTGTTTCGCTTTGCTGAGATGGGCGGGTTTGCCGAAGACTGGTTTCGCCATGGCGTGATCCGGGTTTTGAGCGGCGCGGCGGCGGGCTTGATCGGGTTGATCAAGCGAGACCGGACCGAAGGCACGGGGCGGGTGATCGAGCTTTGGCATCCTGTAGGGGCTAAGGTTATGCCCGGTGATGCGCTGCGGATTGAGGCTGGGTGCGACAAGCGTCGCGGAACTTGTCAGTTCAAGTTTGACAATCTTGTGAACTTTCAAGGGTTTCCGGACATCCCCGGAGATGACTGGACGATTACCGATCCCAGCAAGGCGCCGCGTCTGGATGGCGGGAGCCGCAGGTGAGCGGGCAGGGGGCGCGGATTGTGGCGACGGCGCGGGGCTGGATCGGCACGCCGTATCGGCATCAGGCGGCCTGTCGCGGGGCGGGCTGCGATTGTCTGGGGCTGGTGCGAGGGCTGTGGCGCGAGATGTGCGGTGCGGAGCCGGAACGCCCCCCCGCCTATTCGATGGATTGGTCAGAACCGGCGCGGCAAGAGGTGCTGTGGCAGGCGGCGGCGCGGCATTTGCTGGTGAAAGATTTGACCGAAGAGGCGGCAGGTGACGTGATCCTCTTTCGCATGCGTGAGGGGGCGGTTGCCAAACATCTGGGCGTGGTCGCGGAACTGGGCGCGCGCGCAAGTTTCATTCACGCCTATTCGGGGCATGGCGTGGTGGAGACCGCGCTGAGCGCGCCTTGGCGGCGGCGCATTGTGGCGCGATTTGCATTTCCCGAGGAGGGCTGAGACATGGCAACCATTCTGTTATCTGCGGCAGGGGCCGCGATTGGCGGGGCGGTGGGCGGCACCGCGCTTGGCCTGTCGTCCGTGGCGATTGGGCGCTTTGCCGGGGCGGTCATTGGCCGTTCGATTGACCAACGTCTGTTGGGCCAGGGATCGGAGGTGGTCGAGACGGGGCGCGTGAGCCGTCTGCGCCTGACTGGCGCGGGCGAGGGGGATGCCATCCCGCAGGTTTACGGGCGCATGCGCGTTGGCGGGCAGGTGATCTGGGCCACCGAGTTTCGCGAGAACGTGACCGTAACACAGGGCAGCCGGGGGGGCGGCAAGGGCAATCCGCGTCCCGCCACGCCAGACACGCGCGCGATCAGCTATTCGGTGAGCTTGGCGCTGGCGCTCTGTGAGGGGGAGATTACCCGCGTCGCACGGATCTGGGCGGATGGAACAGAGGTCGCCCCTACAAGCCTAAATATGCAGGTCTACAAGGGCGCGCGCGATCAATTGCCCGATCCCCGGATCGAGGCGGTCGAGGGGGCGGGCAATGTGCCCGCCTATCGTGGCACGGCCTATGTGGTGATCGAGGATCTCGATATTTCGCAGTTTGGCAATCGTGTGCCGCAGTTCAGTTTTGAGGTGTGTCGCCCGTCTCAGGCCGAGACGCCGGGTGCCGCGCTTGATCCGGTGCGGTCGGTGCGGGGCGTGGCGATGCTGCCGGGCACGGGCGAATATGCGCTGGCTACAACGCCGGTCACAATGAATTTCGGTCTGGGCGCAAACGGAATTGCCAATATCAACAGCCCCTCAGGGCGCTCGGATATGGCGACGGCGCTGGAGGCGCTGGTTGAGGAATTGCCAGCCTGCCGGGCCACCTCATTGATCGTGAGCTGGTTTGGCGACGATCTGCGCTGTGGAGTTTGCCAGATCAGGCCACGAGTAGAGCAAAAGCAATTCGAGGCGTCGAACATGCCGTGGCAGGTCGCTAGCCTAGGTCGTTCAGGGGCAGGTGAGGTGCCCAAGGATGCGCAGGGCCGCGAGGTTTATGGCGGCACGCCGACCGATCAGGCGGTGATCGAGGCCATTCTGGCGCTGCAACAAGCGGGGCAGGACGTGCTTTACTACCCGTTCATCCTGATGGAGCAGATGCCGGGCAACGGCCTGCCCGATCCGTGGAGCGGTGCCGAGGATCAGCCCATTCTGCCATGGCGCGGGCGGATCACCACATCCAAGGCGCCGGGGCAGGTTGGCAGCCCGGATCAGACGGCGGCGGCAGAGGCAGAGGTGGCGGCGTTTTTTGGCACCGCGCGCGCGGCGGATTTTACGGTGACACCGAGTGCGGCGCAGGTGGAGGAGGGCGCCGGAACCGGCGCGGTGGACATTCTGAGTTTTGGTGGTGCGCTCAAGCGCAGCCCGGTGGCCTATCACGGGCCGGATGAATGGTCTTATCGTCGCTTCATTCTGCATCAGGCGGCGCTTTGTGCGGCTGTGGGCGGGGTCGAGAGTTTCTGTATCGGGTCGGAAATGCGCGGCCTGACGCAGATCCGGGGCGCGAATAACAGCTTTCCGGCGGTGGTGCAGTTGATCGCCTTGGCGGCTGAGGTGCGCGCGCTGCTGGGACCGGAGGTCAAGATCAGCTATGCTGCGGATTGGTCTGAATATTTCGGCTATCAGCCGGGGAATGGCGATCGGTTCTTTCACCTCGATCCGCTGTGGGCGGATGCCAATATCAATTTTGTCGGGATCGACAATTACATGCCGCTCAGCGATTGGCGCGAGGGGGATGAGCACCTTGATGCGCGCGATTGGCCGTCGATCTATGATCTGGATTATCTGCAAGCCAATATCGAGGGCGGCGAGGGCTATGACTGGTTTTACCCCACGTCAGAGGCGCGCGCGGCGCAACGCCGGGTGCCGATCACCGATGACGCGTTCGGTGAGCCTTGGATCTGGCGGTTCAAGGACGTGCGCAACTGGTGGGAACACCGGCATTTCGAGCGGGTGGGGGGGCTGCGCGCGTCAGAGCCGACCGCCTGGGTGCCGCAATCGAAACCGATCCGGTTCACCGAATATGGCTGTGCGGCGGTGGACAAGGGCAGCAATGAACCCAACAAGTTTCTTGACCCCAAATCTTCTGAATCAAGTTTGCCCCGCCATTCAACAGGGCAGCGGGATGAGCTGATTCAGATGCAATATCTGCGCGCCATGGCCGCCTATTGGAATGATCCGGCGCGCAATCCGCAGTCCGAAGAATACGCGGGGCGAATGCTCGACATGGATCACGCCTATGTCTGGGCCTGGGATGCGCGGCCCTATCCCTATTTTCCGGGAAATCTCGAGCTTTGGTCAGATGGTGCGAACTATGCGCGCGGGCATTGGATCAATGGTCGGGTCAGCGGGCGTCGGCTGGCGGATGTCATGGTAGAAGTGGCGGCGCGGGCGGGTCTGCGTGATCTTGACACAAGCCGAACTGAGGGCTTTTTGCGCGGGTTTCTGGTGGATCAGGTGGGTGCAGCGCGCGCGACCTTGCAACCCTTGATGCTGGCCTATGGTCTGGATGCGATCGAGCGGCAAGGCGTGCTGCAATTTCGTGCACGCGATGGCCGGGCGGATCATGTGGTTGATCTTGATCTGGTGGTGCGCGATCCGGAATTGGGCGGCGTCATCGAGGAATTGCGCAGTAGCGATCTAGAGCTGGCGGGCCGGGTGCGGCTGCGGTTTCTGGAGGCGGATGCTGACTATGACGCGATTTCAGAAGAGGCCATTCTGCCCGACGAGGCGACCCATGCGGTGGCAGCCTCGGAAATGCCACTTGCGTTGACGCGTTCTGAGGGGCGGCAAGTGGTGGAGCGGTGGCTCTCGGAGGCGCGGGTGTCGGTGGACACGCTGCGCCTGACCTTGCCGCCGTCGCGGCTGGACGTTGGGGCAGGAGATGTCATTGCCCTGCCCAAGGGGGGGGATGGCGCGCGGTTCCGCATCGACCGGATCGAGCAGATGGGCAATGCGCAGCGTGTCGATGCGGTGCGGATCGACCCCGAGAGCTATCGGCCGATCCTGATTGAAGAGAACCCGGCGCGGCTGCGCCCCTTTGTGGCACCGGGACCGGTGACGCCGCTCTTTCTTGATCTGCCGCTCTTGACCGGTGATGAGGTGCCGCATGCGCCGCATATCGCGGTGCTGGCCAATCCCTGGCCCGGTACGGCGGCGGTTTACTCGTCCGCCGAGGATGCCGATTACCGGCTTAACACCCTGATTGCGGCACGCAGCACGGTGGGGGTGACGCAAACGCCGCTTTTGCCTGCGCCGATGGGACGGATCGACCGGGGGGATGGGCTATTCGTGCGGATGCGGTTCGGGACGCTGGAAAGCGTGGGAGATACGGCGCTTTTGAATGGCGGCAATCTTTGTGCCATTGGCGATGGCACCCCGGGGGGGTGGGAATTGTTCCAGTTCCGCGATGCAGAATTGGTGGCACCGGACACGTATATTCTGCGCCATCGGCTGCGGGGACAGTTGGGGACTGAAAGGGCTGGCGGTGGTGTCTGGCCTGCGGGATCGCTTGTCGTACGCCTGAATGGCGTGCCGCAGCAAATCGAGTTGACCGAGGCACAGCGCGGGCAAGCGCTGCATTACCGGATCGGGCCGGGGGGGCGACCCGTGGATGACCCGAGCTTTGCCCATGCCATTTTGGCCTTTGATGGGGTGGGCCTGCGACCCTATGCGCCGGTGCATCTGAGGTTCATGGAGGCGCAAGGAGATTTGACCGTGACGTGGATCAGGCGCACGCGGATTGGCGGGGATCGTTGGGATACGCCCGAGGTGCCGCTTGGCGAGGAGAGCGAGCGCTATCTCTTGCGGGTGATGCGAGGGGCGCAGGTCTTGCGCGAGGTCACTCTGGAAAGCTCGGATTGGGTTTATCAGCAAGCGGCACGCGTGGCCGATGGGGCAGATGCGGGCAAACGGATCGAAGTTGCTCAGCTCTCAGCGAGTTTCGGAGCCGGTACATTTGCAACTCGTCATCTCTGAGATGCCCAGTGTGTGTTTGCGTATTTGTAGAACGGTAAAGCAGGGGCGGGGAGTGATCCCGCCCCGTAAAAATCAGCTTGAGGTTTGTGGCACGCAGCTACTGGTCGCCGCATCCCATGCGGTGCCTGTAACGCAGGAAATCGCCTGTTTCTGTTTGCTGTAGTTACAGCCCCCCGTTGCCAAGGCAAGGCTGGGTGTCACGACAAGCGCGAGGGCGGCCAATCCGAATTTCAACTTCAT